CATCGACCGGCTTGAGCATGTCGTTGGTCGGCGTCGGCACGTTGGGGTCCACTTCCTTGTGGAGCAACTCCAGCCGCGCCTTGCGCTTGGGATCGGCCGTGATCGCGGCGAGCACGCCCTTCAAGCGGCGCGCTTCGAGAATCTCAGCCTCATCAACCTCGATCTTCGGCATGAACTACTTTCCCGTGGTGGTGCCGGCGTTGGCGACATGCGAGACGCCCATCACGCCCGATTTCATCTGCGCCGGCAGGTGACTCTTGCGCCCGCCGATATCGATCTGCTCCATGTCAACCCGGATGATTTGCTCATCGCTGGTCGGGATACTTTTGGCAGAATTCTGGAAAAGATTCACGTTGCTCATGAGTTACTCCTTTTCTCCGCGGGGTCAGTACCCATGCCCGCGGCGAGGACGGTCGACGGAACGCGTTTCCATCATGGGATTCTTGCGCTCGCCCGGCAGCGGGATCTTGCGATACATCCGCGCTTCATCGGGAGTCTGGTCGGTGCGGCACGGGTGCTCGCTGGCGGCGTCCACCATCGTGTCATTGCACTTGAAAATGGTCTCGCGGCTCATGCATCTGCTCCCTGCCCTTGTCCCGCTGGCGCGGCGCCGCCTTGTGCCCGCTGGGCCATGATGGCCTGCATCTGCTGATTGTTCTGCGTGTTTTTCATCGCCATGTTGTCGATCTGGTTCTTCTCGGCGGCGGGCGTGACAGAACCTTGCGGCACGTACTTCGAGCCCTTCTTGATCATGTCCATGATGGCCATGCCCATCTCGGAGGTGGCGCCGGCCATCGGGATCAATTCTCCAAGCTGCTTGAGAACGAGTCCCAACTTCTGCGCAGCCGCTGCCTCGTAGCCGCGGTTCGGCGTCGGACCCGTTGCCGGGCTCGAACCGAACGGCGCCTGCTTGGCGGGAGGCTGTCCTGGCCCTTGAGGGGGGGAGGGGGAAGCGCCAGGAGCAGAAGCTGGGATCGCATCCGGCATGATTACTTGCGACCGTGCCGGCGGCCCTTGCGGTTACGAACGATCATGGAGAGCCTCCATTTAGCCCCGCGTCAGCGGGGGTGCCCAGCAGGATTGCGGGTGCACGCAGGATCGGCGCTATTGACGCGTAAAACAATCACTAGTAACTTGGACACTCGCAGCAACCAGTTCCCCATAATCTCATTTTCGGAGTTCAAGTTGCCCAAAGCGCGAAATTCCAACCCGCAAACCGCTGCGTTGCTATCCAGAAAATACACTGATCCGGTCGCGCCCCCGGAAGACGCCCACCTTCTCACCCTTCGCGAGGCTGCCTACGTCCTTCGCATTTCCTACAAGACGTTCTGTAATTTGACCCGACGAAAACGAAACCCTCCCCCCACCATCCGCGTCGGCAAATACTCCCCCCGCTTCCCGCGCGACGCCTTCATGAAATGGGTCGCCAACCAAGGAAAAGCCAATGTATAGCCTGACAATCGCGTTCGGAGAGACGCCTGCGATGTGGCGCTTGCTGTTCAAGACGAAAGAGGCGGCACACAACGCCTGCGCCGGCTTGGTTGCAATTCCTAGTATCAATATCGCGGATGATTTCGGCCAACAGTGCTCGCTACTCTCGGATCGCATTCTCGGCTGGATGCTTGAAGACCTTGACCAGTCCAAGCAAGCGGGCGCCGAGATGATGCTGCACAATGCGCGCACACAGGCGGCGGCACAGACGCAGGCCCGCACGGAGCCGGCGTTGCGCAGTGGGGCGCAAGGGCCGAGCGTGTTCGTGCCGAACGGCAGCGGGAGGATGAGCTAGTCCCGCGTCAGCGGGATAAAGCTACTTCTTCCCATGCCCGTGCTTGAAGGATTCAATCAGCAGCTCGGGATGTTCCTTGAACAGCTTAGCCTGCTCGGCCTCGTGCTTGCGGTTCTGCGCCTTGGCCTCGGCCTTGTTGGGCAGGGCCACGTTGTCGATCACGTATTCGGTCTGCACGATCCCCTTGGCGTGGGCCGCCATCACAAGCTGCGTGTTCTCATCCGAGAAGATCGGACTGGAGCTGTGAGAATCCACCGTCACCCGCCAATCGTCCGGCAAGTCCGTCAATAGGAAGCTCGTCTCCGCCACATCCTTCACCGCATCGTCGGCCTTGGTCCAGTATTTGTGCGGGTCCTTGGCTTCCTTGATGGTGAGGTCAAGGTCAGCAGCTTCCGCGCATTGCCGCTCCACCAGCAGTGCCCGATCGCGCAAGGTAGGTGACGCCATCTTCTGGATCAAGTTGGCGTGGTTGCCCGCCCGCACCCCCGACTCGCCCTGCCCCTGCATAATCTTGGGGAAGCCCGCCATCTCGTTGATCTGGTTGATCAGGAACTGCACCAGTTCCAGCGCTTCGGCCGGAATCTTCGGAGTCAAATCCTCCACCTTGCCGGACTGCCCGAGATTGGCGTAACCAGCCTGGCGGAACTGCGCGTAAAGCTCGTCAGTGATTGTCGTGTCGCCAGAGAACGCCAGGATCTTGTCGATCTGCAGCCCGAACATACGCTTAAGATCGTCGCATATTCCCGACAGGAAGCCCTGCGATTCGATCAGGTCGATCAGCTCACTCCGCCCCCAGAACCAGTTCGTCACCTCGTTCGGCTGTATCTTACGGTACGGCTGCTTCTTGGGCACGCCCAGCAGGTTCGCCTTCTTGTGGATCGGTGCAATCAGAATATCGGGCTCGACGATCTGGATGGTGGTGTAGTCGTCCTCATCCTTCACCCACAACTCGTGAAACTCCACCGTCTCGGCGCCGATCACCGGCCCCATGACCGCGTAGTTCGGGTCATTCCCGATCTGAACGATGCCGCCCGGCAAGGTGTTCTGGTTCACCCCGGTCTGAAGCTGCGAGGTGGAGAGAACTTGATGGAACATACTGGCAGGATCGGACACAACCGCCCCCTTGCGGGAATGCGTCTTGATCCGATTGTAGAGCTTCTGCTTGTCGTCCAGATGCCAGATGCGCCGCCAGATTTCCGGCATGGTTAAAGTAGATGTTTCGCACAGCACCTCCTGCTTGCTGAGATCGTTCTCGTCCTCGCGGTACACCCCGAAATTCCACGGCATCACAAGCTTGCGCTCGTAGCTGGTCTGCTCATCCTGCAGGGCGCCGCTGGTCTCCGGCCACTGCTTGAGAATCGCTACGCCATACTTAAGCGCATCGAACACGCCGCGGCCGAAGGTCGTATCGGTGCTCGACAGCTCCCAGGTCCGCGTCAAATGTCCTGCGACGATCTTAGCCTTATCCAGGAAATGAGGAGGCACCGGCTTCTCGAAATCGATCGCGAACCGCAACTCCACCGGGCTAAACAAGTGCGCAGCGGTGCGGTCGAGAATTTTGTAGAGGAGGTTCACGAGCGATTTCTGCCCGTCATAGCGCCCCGTCTCCGCCAGGATGCTCATCAGGCGATAGTATTGTGCCCGCGGTCCCGCGCTCACCCGGCACTGCTCGATCAGTTCCTTGGCGAGATCGACAATCTCGTTCTTGTTGGTGGGGACAGGGATCATTTGCCAAACGCCCGCTGGATCATGCTCTGAGCTTGCATCCCCGCGCGCGGCACGATACCCCTTTGCGTATGGCCGTTGACCGTCACCTCGCCCGAGGCAATGCCGGCACCAAACTCCGCACCGTTCGCTTTGAACGGTGCATCCAGCGAGGGCATCCCAAGCCGCGCCGCCGCCGCCCGCGCCTCAGTATCCTTCGCGGCGATCTCGGTATCACGCCTGTCATTGAGATCGGTGATTTTCAACGAGGACATTTCCGATACTGGCACGCCGGCCATATCCGCTGCCGCATGAGCCCTGAACTCTGACCCCCTCTCCATATCCCGGTAAAGCTTGTCGTTGGCCTTCGATGCGGCGGAGAGGAAGGCGGGAAGAACGATGGCGGTCGCATCCTCATCGATCGAGGTGTCGAAGCCGCACAATGGGCACGCCTTGGGATAGCCCTTGGTCGGCTCCCACGGGAACTTACCGCCGCATTCAGGGCATTTTGCTGAGAACTTGGCCATCAGTGCCCGTATCTCCATCGTTGTCGCTGCATGTTGCGCGCAGCCGTGATGCGCTCCATCCGCTTGCCGGCGAAGAACTGCTCAAGGTTGTTCTGGTTGAAAAGCGTAACCTGGTCCACGATGCTCAGCCTTTTACGCGCCGCCTCCGAGTCGCGCGTCATCTTCCTCACAATGAGGTCGCGCCTGATCTTGGTCTCCCAATAGTACGACGCCAGCGCGATTGCTACAACCCTGTCGTCCTTCATACTGGAAGGGGCACCGATCGAATCCCCGTCTCGCGAGATCGACTTCATCTCCTTGATCAGCTCCATGGAGCGAACCCGCAGATTCCCATTGGACGCGAAGTCCCGCAGCCGCTCCATGATGAGAATTTTTCGCTGGGTATCGGTGTTGTGCGTCGGGACCATCCCCTCCCCCGCAAGAAATAGATGCGAAGTGCTATCGACAAGCACGCAACGAACCGGCACCGATTCTACCCGCTCTACGCTCACAATTTTATGTTGCTTAGATGCCCGGCTGCGCCATTTTGATTCCCCGTGCAGAGCATCTAGTTTTCTACGCATCCGAAACACAGGCATATTCGGATATCCAGTAAACCAAAACTGATAGTACTTAGAACACACAACGTCTTTTCCCTTATACCGTAGCGTAGGCGTTCTAGAAAGACTTTTAGCTTTAAATCCCAACGATCTAAGCAGCTCCTTAAACCCGGTTGCCAGCTTCGGATTAGTGGTTACAAATGAACACTGCCGCCCGTTTTTTGAATTGACATATCCGTCTGTGTCCATCAGGCCTTGAAGAAGCGACAGCCTTTGTTCAAAAGATGCGCGTAAATAATCGGCCGGTATGTGCTTATTGCGCAAGAGATTTGCTCCGCGCAACGATGCGTACAGCCCTACTATATTTTGATCCATAACGGTTCGCCCACGGTGCCGTTTCCCTAAGGTAACATCACAGGCTTCCAAATTGCGCTCCATTTCTGAAATATCTTTTTCGCTAGAAAAATAACGCCCGCTAGCAGAACACCCGTCCCCTAACCAAA